TCTTTTTTCTGCTATTTCTTCTAAGGACAAAACTTTTCCAAAACTTATGCCATCATCATAAAGTAGTCTCATTTTTGCCTCCTCCTCACTTATATTATATCATAAATGTTCATTTTTTAATGCTTTCCAACAAGATATTTTTACAATTTTTTAATATAGAGTAAATATATTGAGGAGAACATTGTAGACATTCAGCAATGTCATTTATATTTGATCTACCAAAAAAGAACATTTTTATGATTTCTCTCTTCTTATTTGTTGGCAATGGTTCAAATAGTTGAGCATTAACTCTTTCGAGATTGATGTTGATTTCTGAAAATAAGACTTCGTATTGCTTTAAATTCTTTGGTACGTCTTGGTTAATATAATTCTCATATCCCCAGCAAAGCTTTCCGCCATTGAAGGGGTCGGTTTTTTGTTTGCAAGTTTTAAATTTCTTGCACGTCCGCAGTTTACAAAGAATTTTTTTAGCCATAGTCTCATCAAGGTATGCTCCCGCCGACATCGGGAGCATCTTTTAAGTTTATCAGCATCGTATTGCCGGCATACGATAACTTCGTAAAACTACTTTTTCCTGTCGTTTTTGATTGCTGTAATTTCGTCTCGAATTTCTTTGACAGCAACCTTTATTCCCTGTAATGCTTTCCGTGCTTTTGCACCTGCTGAGTTGTTCCCGCCGTCAAATTTCTTTGCATAAACAAGCAAATCTTCGATGACACCGACAATACTTTCATTAATCATGCTCTCAATAGATACTGCTTCTCTCTTTGCCATAACTTCCTCCTTGATTTTGGTTTGTTAAATGATTTACCCTTTTACAATAGACAATTCCTTCTCCTTTTTGCACAACCAACTTTTATCAGCTATTTCCATCAGTCTCTCATCATGTGTAACCATAATGATTTGAAGACCGAGTTTTTTACTGATCTCTTTCATCATATTTGCTGCGAGTTCTGTCAGGTTTCCTGTCCATCGGAAAGGCTCATCCATAATCAAGATATTTCTGCTTCTTGGTTTTTCAAGGCTCCATAAAACAACCCGTAAAGCAAAACTGATAATATCGAGCAATCCACCTCCCTGTTCTTCTTTTGGAATATATGGTTCGTTTTCTCCATCTTGAACCAAGAGATTAATCTGTGGCCGATTGTTTTGTAAGACAAATTGCATGATAAATTTATAATCTTTGTTTGGAAAGACCGCTTGAATTGCCGTTGTAACCAATTCTTCAACCAACATCTTGAATTGCTGTTGGGTTATTCTTGCAGCTTCCGATATGATGTTTCTTGCCTCTACCATATCAAGAATTTCGATGCCAATACTTTCTAATTTGTTTTTGCACTCATTGGATTGTTTCAATAAAAGCTTTTGTTCTACTTCTCTTTTCTTTACAATTTCTCTGATTTGATCAAGTCTCATATAAATACTCTCTTTCAAAATCATCAATAGCTTTCGACAATTTCTTTTCACTTTTCTCAAGTTCTTCCTTCTTTTCTTTCAAGAGAGTTTTGGCTTCAGCGAGAGTTTTTACCCCAAAAGACTTTTGAAGGCCTTCAATATAGCTCTGATACCTTCCTTTTGCCCTGTCGTAATCTCGCTGAATATCGTTGATCTCTTTTTGAAATGCTTCAATTTGTTCTCGAATATTTTTCATACATCGCTCCTCTCGCCTTCCATATATTTTTCAACAATTCTTTTTACGGGTAATGGCGTTTTGTTTTTCTTCATTATCAGATTTAAATTTTCCAAGAAATCAACCGAACTGACTCCAGAAGCATCTTTTACTCGTTCGATAAAATCATTGAATTCATCTTGTCTTTGCTTCTGTTTTTCAATATGATCTCTTGACAATACGAGTTTTCCAGGTGCGGTAGGTATCAATACTTCTTCGATCATGTTTTTCTTGTCTGTATCAAAAACAAAGAAACAAGGGCGGTGATTTAACATGTATTTTGTTGCTTCTATTCTTAACATCGGACCAGTATTACAAATGACCCTGCCTTTGTGTTTTATTAAAAACTTTTCATGAATATCCCCACAGAGAATAAGATCATACTCATCATGTTCTTTCAGAAATTGCAGAGCATCAATATAGTTGACTCCCGGTATTCCCTTCTCTGCAATGGGAGCGTGAATAACAAGAATGTTATAATCACTAGCTCTTAAGTCAAATGGAGCTTCCTCACCATAAGAAGCTCCATAAACAGTGACGCCTTTTGATGACCAACCATTTTTATCAAGTAATGTTAACAATCTTGCTGACAGCAATATACCAGTTGTTGTTTTATTATTATCAAGATCGTGGAAATAACTATCATGCTGCCCTTTAACAATCCATGTTGGGATGTCATCATAAAAAGAAAAAAAGTCGGTAAGTCTATTCAATAAAGACCACGACCGTTTCGTATGAGTAAGATCACCAGCTTGTAAAACCAACTCAACCCCATTTTTCTTTGCATATTCATAAACCCAGTCTAATTTATCCCATTGGATTTCTGTTAAATCATCAAGCCTCGCAACAGGATTATCAACAACAAGATGTAAATCTGACAGGAGTAATATCTTCATGCTAGTTCCGCCTTTATAAATTTGTCAAGATTATGCGCCGAAATCGGTTCTTTGCACTTTTCGCAGTAGGGGCATATTCTAATGGTCTTTAAAAACTTTCCAAAGTCTTTTTGAATATCTTTGTAATCCATTTTTATATTTTGCATCTTATCTTCAACTTCTTCTGTGCTTGTTATAATATCTTGGAGAGACATATGCTTCTTTTGTTCGTTGGCAATTTCTGTATAAAGTTTATTGATGTTTGCAAGTTCTTTTTGTGCCTCGGCAACATCTACAATATTTTCCATGATCTTCTTGACAGCTTCAATATTTTCAATCATTGAAAATAGTTCATCTATCTCGTTTTTTATTTTTTGTCTTTTGTTTTCGATTTGTTCAATTTCATCCAGATCATTTTTCATTTGTGGAAGATTTTCAAACCGCTTCAGCTTCTCTTCAAATTCTATTTTATCTAACGACAGTATTTTGATCTGCTTATTTTTTGAATTGATGTCTGTTGTTAACGAAGCAATGACTAAATCTGGTTTTTCCAATTTTGACACTCGGTTAAAAACCTTTGCTACCTCTCCGGGAGATTCACATATAAGAAAAGGTTTATCCATTTGTGTTTGTAAATTCAGTTCTGTAATATTTGATATTCTCGAAACTTCATCGGGAACATCTGAACCGATTGCTCTAAATTCCTTTTCATTACATACATAACCCGATTCGGATTTTGACTTGACCAGAGATATTTGATTACCTTCTTCAAAATCAATATCAACAGCAGTCGGGCCTTTTGCAAAGTTGGAATGAAATCTGAATCCCAAAGGTCTATTTGTCAAAGCCCAGTTGATTGCGCGAATAATGTTTGTCTTGCCTGAATCCGGGAGGCCGACAATACAATTCACACCTTTGACAAATTCAAGCTTGGTATTCTTATGCGATCGGAAGTTTTGTATCCTTAATTGTTTTATCATTTATGTATCCTTCTTGCATATTCAGCCAGCAGCAATGATTCTACGCGGCCGTCGAGCAGTTTACCCCGTTCGGTATGAAAGAGATGGGATTGCGTAGGAAACAGCTTTAAAACAGCACTTAAGGAGAGCTGTTTTTTATCTGCTGTAGAGAGTTTCGGTTCAGATTTTCCTCTTTTTGATGCAATACCAAATTCTTTTTTCCATCTCATCGGATGAACTTCTTGGAAGGGAATTTGATTTATTTCAAGCGCCGATAAGATTTTTCCATAACCAACACCATAATTAAATCCACCTACGCTTCCCTGTCCGGGCATGGCTTGTGCTTTTTCAAGAATGCAAAATATAGATTTATAGTCTCTTTTGATGGAATAAAATAAAGCATATAACTCTTTTGCATCAATTCCCTTTTGTGGCAATAAAGGCATATCATAAATTACAATTTCATTATTTATTGTTGTTATTGCGCCTTGTTGCCCCGGATCAATCCCAATATATAACATGATTACCTCCCTTTAATAAGTTTAAATGCCTTCTTCCATTTTTCAAATTTTCCATCGACAAGAAATGAGTTAAATCCATATTTCTTAAACACATCCATAAAATCTAACGAGTAAAGTTCATCTTTGACCGGGTTTTTGATATTGATTCTCTCGTCACCGGCATACGGTAACGCCACAAGATTTAATGTCTCTTTGGCTATCCTTTTTCCTTCTTCACTCTCTATCTTTTGTTTTGCTTTCCCATCTTTCAATACATTGTTTAAATATTTTACAGCTGTTTCCGTTCCAATCCCCGGAATACCCTGAACAGTATCAGATGTGCAACCGGCAAGACTTTTTACTGTAGCCCATTGATAGGGTTCTATTCCATACTTCTTTATGAAATCGTTTGCCGTAATAATTTGTGAAAAATTGTAAATGGAGATTGGAGCATACTTATTTGCCGACAATAATTGTAGCAGATCATTGTCTTTTGAGATTATCATATATTCATCTGGAAAACGGGCAACACACCAAGCAATGAGATCGTCAGCTTCATATCCTGTCTGATGATAAATGTTTTTGAATCCCATTTCCGGTAATACATTCTTTCTCATTTCAAAGAACTGTTGATGAGCTTTTTGAATAATGTCGGCTTTATCTTCATGAATTGGACGATTTTTGTAAGACTTGCAATCAAGCTTTCGATACGACCTTCTTGAATCCCAACAAAATACAAACTCGTTGGTATTGAACTTTTCTGCCAAGAGATATGTCTGCTCAAGAAAACCATAAATAACACCCGTTGGATTCTTCTTGAACGAAAGTTCCGACATGGCATAAACGCTTTTATAGGCAAGGCCGTTACAGTCTATTACCAATTTCATTAAAATTTCCTCTTTCGTTCGGGAACCATTGCCTCTTCAATTTCCGCCCACTGATCTTCGCACATTCTTGATAACTCATCTTCAAGATCATTTTCTTCTATGTATCCGATAAATTCCTCCCGATTCTTAAAGGTATACCCATCAAACTCAATCTTGTTCGCTTTGGGTCCCCAGAGGTAATTTACCATGGACGAAATATTGTCGATCCCGTAGTCGAATAAGATAATGGATTCTGCTTGACGGAATGGTTTTGCAACTTTATTTCGTTTGATCTTTGCAAGCATCCTCACGCCATAAACTCTTGTTTCTCCTTTAAAAGTCTTTTTAAGCTTTTCAATTTCAGCGAGCCATGGAACCTGATGCGTATAAAAATTTAAGGCATCCCCTCCGGAACGATAATGTTTTTCCCCAAAGGTAACACCGATCTTTGTTCTCGTCTGCGATATGATGAAAAGAGTAATATCTCTGCCGGTCATCAAATCACAAGCATTATTAAAAAATTCTTTACTTGCGTAAGATGCCTTTTCCGTTTTATAACTTCCGTCGGGACTTTCATCTTTTAATGCTGCTTGTTTAAATCTCTCCTGGCCAGCTTCGGAATTCAGAGAATCCCATGAATCAAGAATGACAATCAAACATTCATTTTCTTTATGTTCAAGAGCAAGTCTTCCAAAATATCTCCCGAATTCTTCAACGGTTGCAATATCATACCGCCACTCAACTGCATTGACAAAGTCTTGTCCATACATTTTTTCAATGGGAAAATCCATAACACGTTCACGATTGATGTATGCAATCTTGACTTCTTTTACCGATGGGAAAAGTTTTGATTTAACTTTTTTGATATTTCTGAATGCCCAATGTGCTGTTTCAAGTGCGAGCAATGTCTTACCAGAACTACCATCACCAACGATATTGATGATTCTGTTTCGTGCAAACCCACCATGAATACCTTTTTGTGATAACGCAAGGTTCAAAAGGGTAGAACCAGAACTAATAAATTCCGTTCTTTCTTTTGATGCCGGCGTAAAGTTTTTGATGTCATTTTTAATCTGTTCGATTTCTTTTTTCATTTTTACCCTCATAAAAGACCTTCTTGGCGGAAGATCGGCACCAGGAGTAAGCCAATCGTTCGGTTACGTTTACCTATCCGCCAAGAAGGAAGAAAGGACTATCTACGCGCTCGCCGTCTTGAAGGGGCGTCTTCTTCTTCCTCCTCTCTATGCTTACGAGAAGGTTTTTCATCGTCCTCTTCTACAGCCCGCCGCCTTGAAGGCCGTTCATTATCTTCATCATCTTCTCTGGATCGTCTTGAACGGTCCGGTTTTTCTTCGTCCTCTTCCTTTTCATGCCGAGATGATCTGGACGGTTTTTCATCCGGGTCTTCTTCTCTATTTCTACGGGAAGGCTTTTCATCTTGTTCGGGATCATTTTCTTTTTCTTTCAACTTTGTTTCACGGGTTTTCTTCACGCAATCCCGCCACTGATCACACTGTTCACAGTCATCAGGATACTTGTTTGCATCTTTACCGAATTTGTGCCCAAATTCACACTGATCCGCCTCAACATCTTTGTTTCTACGATATTCGTCATCATCGTCGTGCCGTTTACGTGCGGGCCGTTCATCTTCATCATCATTTCTTGATCTACGGGAAGGTCGCTCATCTTCGTCGTCGCTTTTCGGTCTACGGGAAGGACGATCTGCATCATCGTCATTTATAGCCTTTCCGGATTTGTATACGTCCAATACTTCATCGTAAGTAGGGATCTTGATGATTTCATCAAGGCAGAAGCAGTCATCAAGAAGGTCTTTACTGATTTTGAAACCCTTCGGCCGATCAAGCAACTGATGACCATAATATTTGGTATCATTCTGCCCCATTCCCTCTCGGCGAAAATAAACCGATTTGCCTTCATCGGGATCCATGAATGGAATAACCGGATCAATTTTTTCATCCATACCTTCTCGAATGGGCACCGTTGCGAGTTCAAGAAGATGTTTACCCATAAACCAATGCGAGACGATAAAAAGTTGGACGCCTTTCTTTTCTTCTCCCTTGTCATAACAGACTATATTATAAACGGATTTCGGATTTCGTTTGGGCATCAATGCTTTAATGACTTCTTCATCTTCGCCGATCTTTTTCAATCTTGCAATATCTTCACAGATCGGACAGGGTTTGCCATAGGTTTTGTTCAAGCACATTATTTGACCTTTTCCTTCGATTCCGAGACCGGCATGGAAATAGTATTCATACACATACTGAATTTCACCTTTTGAAGCCGAAGGATCAAATTTTCCTGCCTCATACGGAAGAATGTCGATAATATGTTTCCCTTCTCCACATTTCCAAATTCTTTTTTTCGCCTCTTCGTCTTTAAAGAGAAGCCCTCCACCAAATGACTCGTTACGTTCCTGATTCTCTTTGAGGCGCTTCGCCAACTGCTCTCTCATGCTTTTACTGCCCATTCTTAAAATCCTCCTTCTTTTTTTTCAACATGGTTAAAAACTCGCTCTTTGCTTGAAAATAGCTTTTAAATAAACTAAATGCAAAAAGCCTCAATACAACATAGAATGCAATCAACGCAATGCATCCAACTATTAAATATAAAATTAACGGGGCAACATCCATTTTATCCTCTCTTCTTATTCATTTTTTCTGAGAGTGCCTTTTTTGTATTGACAGTGGGGTCAGCATAAATACCATTGATGATCCCTTCCTGTAATAATTCAAGAGAAGTTTTGCGTTGCTGAAAAGCCCACTTAACATCGACCATGATTGCCTCTTCTTCCATTGCTTCGAGAAGCTTTTCATTGACCGCCTTATATTCTTCATCCATACGAATATAGGCATCGAGTCTATTTTCTGTGACTTTCTCTCCTGCCTGTTCAATTTTTAATCTGTACTTTCGATCAAGCTCGGCACGAACCAATTTCTTTTTCTTATCGAGCTCGATACGATTTACCATTGCTCTTGCTGACTTTTCTGCCCACTTAATGTAAAGTCCCGGTTGATTGATGATTTCTTCTTCAAGACGATGTTTGTTGATCTTAATTTCTTCCATATAGTCTGACATGATTTATCTCTCCTTTTTCTTTTATTATATCATATTTTTTAAATAACTGACTGATAACAAGCTAAAACCAATCCTGCCTTTTTTGAGTAAATAAATGATTCTGAAAAAGAACTAATTACAAAAGGTGCTTGTTTGTTGTCCCCATTAAGCAATACCGATGACATATAGCCCAAGACCGCATATCGGATTGATTCGGGATCTTCATTAAGCTCTTTCAATATGTCAGCAATGATTTTCCATTTTTCTTTCTTGAGTAATGCCCTGCAAAGATCAATTACCTTCGGGTTTGTTTTATTGGTTATCAATGCTTCTGCTTCTGCAACATCTGTTATTTCTCGCAACATATCAACCGCAATAACAATCTCTCTTGGGATGCCATTACATTCGTTGATAATGATTTGTTTGATCCTTGAACTCATTTTGATCTTTTCTTCGGTGCATATCCAATCAATGAGCTTCAATGCACTTTCTTCACCAATAGGTTTTACTTCATAAGACTTGCATCGGCTTTTGATGGTAGCGGAAACCTTTTCTGGTTCCGTTGTGCATAAGACGAAATAACAAAACTTGGGTGGTTCTTCAAATATCTTTAACAATGAATCCATAGCATTTCCGGATAAGCGATGGCATTCGTCGATGATGTATATTTTCTTTTTACCGGCAAGAGGCGATAAAAATGCAGTCGCTTTTAACTGCCTTGCATCATCGACAGATGTTTTATCGGCCGCATCAATTTCATAAACATCCATCTTGTCAATTTGCAATTCTTTTGCGATAAGCCTAGCTAGAGTGGTTTTACCACAACCCCTCATACCATGAAACAAAAAGGTCTGGGTTCTATTCAAAACGCCTTTTATATTTTTCACCAATGAATCATTACCGATAAATTCATCAAAGGTTTCCGGTCTGTATTCGATGTGCAATGGTTTCATTATATTCCTCCCAATTCTTTTATTTTGTTAACGAAAGCATCAATTGCTTCTACAAACAATTTCTTGTTAGATGGATTTCTCAATACAGCAGAAGGGTGAATGCACCAACAGATGTAGGTCTGGTATTTATCGTTCCACTCAATCTTACCATTCAAATCCATTATTCCAGATTCTTTATTTGTGAAAGCTTTTAATCCAGTATTCCCAAAAGCAAGGATCAACGCTGGTTTAAGATATTCAATCTCATTCTCAAGCCATCTCTTGCATTTTGTAATATGTTCTCTTGTCGGGGTTTTGCTTTGGCTTGGGTAACATTTACAGATGTTTGTGATATGAAAATCGGATCTTTTCAATCCATGTTCTTTCAATGCGGGCCATAAAACATCTTGACCAGATTTACCGACAAATCCTTTTCCAAGCCTATCTTCATCTTTTCCTGGAGCTTCTCCACAGATCATAATGTTAAAGTATCCGGGAGATGGTAAAACAGGACTTGAACATTCCTGGCATAGTTCACATCGTTCACAAGATAATACTCTCTCATTCACGGGTAATGTTTTTTGAAATATTTTACTATAACCTTTTTTATGATTAATTCTACCATTGACAGTAAATGTAAAATATTCTTCTACATCACCGGTCGGTTCATTCCCGAAAGCACCGATTTGTTCAAGAATTTTTTCTATCTTTGTTTTCTTTTCTTGCACTTGAACAGACTCGAAAAATCCCTTTTTGCTCCCTTTTGCTTTGATATTCATGCAAGCTTCTGCTGTCTTTTCTCCAACACCTTTGATTTCTATAAACGGGACATAAAGTTTATTTTCTTTTACAACCCATCTGAACGCATCTGAAATCCCGACCTTTGGTAAAACCAATTTTAATCCCAATCTCTTTGCTTCTTCAATCAATTCTTCCTTCTTGGTTTCAGAGCCATGAATCAGGTTTGCACAAATAAATTCCGTTGGATAATAGTATTTGACATAAGCACACCAGTAACCGATAATTGCATACTCGGTAGCATGTGATTTGTTGAAGCTATACTTGCCATGAGCTTGCAAAGCCTCCCAAAATTCTTTTGCTTCTTTTTCACTCAGGGTTTTCTTTTCAAGACACCCTTCTATAAATTGCTTTTTGAATGGTGCAAATAGTTTTACATCGTGTTTCTTGGCGATGATTTTTCTAATTTTATCTGCTGTAGTATAGGGCAATCCGGCAACCTTATGAATAACATCCATCACCTGTTCCTGATAGACCATGACTCCATAGGTTGATTCCATGATTTTTTCATAAATTGGATGTTTCTTTTTCCAAGTCTTTCCGTTTCGCCTTCTGATATATTCGTCTGTCATGCCGGCATCCATAGAACCGGGTCTTACCAAAGCAATCACATCGCTTAACAACTCGATTGAATCAGGGGAGACTTCTTTTGCAAGTTTGGTTGTCGACCATGTATTGATTTGAAATACTCCAACGTTGTTCCCTGCGGATATTTCTTTGTATATGTTTTGGTCGTCAAGTGGGATCTTCTCATAATCAATGTCAACATTATGATTGGTCTTTATAAGCCGCTTTGTTTCATTCAAGATCGACAAGGTATTCAACCCCAATACATCAAGTTTCATCAAACCAACATATTCGGAATCTTCCATATCCCAATTTGAAACAATTATGTTATTGCGATTGACAAGATTACCTTTTGTTCCCTTGCGTAGATCGTCTGCTGAGATAATGACAGCAGCGGCATGTTGACCATTGCCCCGGATTGTTCCTTCCAGAATGATCGCATGGTCACAGACCTCTGGATACTTTTGGTCAAATACTCTGCCAATATCTGTCTTGATGCAGGCTTCTTCGATTGATTTTTCTTCTTCATAAACAATCGACTTTGAAAATTCATCAACATCTTTTAATGGCACATCAAATACTCTTCCTACATCTCTGATTGCAGCTTTCCCTTTCATTGATAAAAAGGTAGAGATTGAAGAAATATTATTTTTGCCATAAAGTTCTTCAAGCCTCTCTCTGACCAGATGTCGTTTTGAATCTTCGAAATCCAAGTCGATGTCCGGGAGATCATTGCGATCTTCTGCAATGAATCTTGAAAATAAGAGATTGTAACGAATAGGATCAACAGTAGTAATGCCAAGCAAATATGCCATGAGTGAGCCACCAACCGATCCTCTGCCTGGACCGACCATGATGTCATTTTCTTTGCACCACTTGACCAGATCGTAAACAATCATGAAGTATGGAATGAATCCTTTCTTCTCAATCAGATCAAACTCGGTTTCAAGACGATTGATATACACTTCATGTAATGCATACTTTTTAATCTTCTTAAGCTTCTCACGGCAAAGATCATAAAGATAGTCAGATGTATTTTTTACATTGTAACCCGGAACCTTTGGGAGAAATATTTTTTGTTTTTTGATTTCAAACGCGGCACACTTTTCTGCAACCTCTATTGTATTGTATATTGCATCATCAATATCATCATCTGTTAAAATATTTTGATTGGTAAAAGCCTCAATCATTTCATCTGCTGTTCTCAAATGCAACCCAGTTATATTAAATTTCCAACGGTTAGGGTCTGTCCATTTGGCTTTGGATTGGATTGCTAACAAAACTTCCTGCGTTTCTGAATGTTGTTTCTCAATATAGTGGCAATCATTTGTTGCAACAAGCTTGTGGCGATTGTTATTATCATGAAAAAGATTTAATATCATCTTATTGACTTTTGTTTGAAGCGGTATCTCATGCGGCATGACTTCAAGATAAAGATCATCTCTCAATTTCTCACTGAGGTCATAAAATAAATCCACACCGCCTTTAAGATTAATGAAAGTATCCAAACATCCTGTCAGTATCACCAACCCATCGCAGTGATCGTAAAGTAGATCAAAATCTATTCTTGGCCGGTGATAGAATCCTTCAAGATTTGCCTTAGTCAACATCTTGCAAAGGTTTTCAAATCCATTTTGATTCTTGACAAGAAGTGTAACATGTCCTCTATGTTCCCCTTTTTCTTTCTTATAAAGGTTCGGGACAATATATGCTTCGCAACCCAATATCGGATGGATATTGTTTTCTTTGCAAGCTTTTTGAAATTTAATCAGCCCGTCGATGTTCCCATGGTTGGTGATCCCAAGATACTTGAAACCAAGATCGCTTGCTTTCTTTGCGTAATCTTCTGCTGAACCAAGACCATCAAGAACTGAATACTCATTATGTAAATGGAGATGACAGAATTTATTATTTTTCATTTTTTATATGATCCAATCGAAGTTTAAATTCTGGATAAAATTCTTTATTTTTTCCATGAAAATAATATGAAAACAATCTGTTAAGTTTATATTTTAACATCTTTTGTTCGCGGGGGGGCGTAACATTTCCAGCAAGGTATATTTTCATTTTGTCCTTTTGATCTTTTTGATATTATCAACAACAATATCTCTTGATTTTGGGAAGTAAAACGATACCAGTCTATTCCATGGACAGTATCTTTTTGATAATTCCTCTTCCCGACCCTTTACATTGATTATCGAAAACCCACCAGCAAGGTAAATAATCATCTTGATACCAAAGAAATAATGTGCTTGAATGATTTGTCTTTGAACAGAAGTTTCCCTTCTCCAAGAAACATTGATGATGTATGATCGAGAATCTTTGACAAGAAAAATGGGTTGATTGTAAATTCTACCGGTTCACCATCATAGTCAATCTTGCAATTGCTGACAATCCATCCCTTTGCATTCTGACCACGACAAGAGAATTTGTTGGGCTCAATCTTTATGTCGATTTCTTTTTCAAGATCAAAGTTGCCAGTTGCCAAAACAGAAACCGTTTCAATGATCTGTTTCGTATTCTCAGGCAACACAATTTCTTTTGTGTCAAAGCCTTTAAGAAATTTAACATAATCGGGGTATTCATCGGCGATGGTCATACAGCAGAAGATCGCATCATCTTTATTGATAAAGTATGCCCAAGATTTGTCGATGTAAATATATTTCGGATCGAACTTTACCAATTCGGCGACAGATATTGCAGGTAGAATTACCTCTGATGAATCAACTTCGGATTTCATTTTATATTCACTGATCCTGAATCCATCGGTAGAAGCAACATACTTCCCATCTATCAATACACCGGTCATAGCAGGACGGGTTGCATCTTTTGA